TGTTTTTTGAAGATGTGCTTATGGCTTTAGTATTTTATGGAATGCCTTTATTAGCAGAAAATAATAAACCTCGATTGCTTTATTATTTAAAGCGCAGAGGATATAGGGGCTTTAGTATTAATAGACCCGATAAAACATACAACAAATTATCATTAGCAGAAAGAGAAGTAGGTGGTATACCTAATTCAAGTGAAGATATAAAACAAGCGCATGCTTCTGCTATAGAAACATATATAGAAGATTTTGTAGGTGAAAAAAAAGATGGTTATGGCGATATGTATTTGCAAAGAACTTTAGAAGATTGGGCTAAGTTTGATATAAATAATAGAACCAAGCATGATGCTTCTATAAGTTCGGGGCTAGCTTTAATGGCTTGTAATAAGCATAGGTATAATCCTAAAAGTATAACTAAAATTAAATCGTATTCTTTAGGTTTTAAAAAATATAACAACGAGGGAACTACTTCAAAAATAATATAATAAATGAATATAAGTACAAATACTAATAGCTCATTTCCAGATCAAGTTGTAAGTGACGCTGAGAAAGCTACGTTAAAATACGGACTTCAAGTTAGTAGAGCTATTGAACAAGAATGGTTTAATTATGGAGGGAGTGGATCAAATCGTTATGCTACAAATTGGAATAGTTTTCATAACCTACGTTTATATGCGAGAGGAGAGCAAAGCGTTCAAAAATACAAAGACGAATTAGCTATTAATGGCGATTTGTCTTATCTTAATTTAGATTGGAAACCAGTGCCTATATTGTCTAAATTTTCTAATATAGTTGCTAATGGCATAACTCAAAAACAGTATGATTTAACTTCGTATGCTCAAGATCCACAGTCACTAAAAAAACGAACAGATTTTGCACAAAATTTGCTTTTTGATATGGTAACATTGCCTGAGCAAGAGCGCGCAAACAAAATATTAAGTGTAAATATAAAAAGAACTAATGTTCCGGTTATAGACTTACCTGAATCTATTGAGGAGCGAGATCTTTACATGCAGCTTACTTATAAGCAAGCCATAGAAATAGCTGAAGAGGAAGCAATTAATACTGTTTTAGCTACAAATGAATTTGATTTAACTAAGTCAAGAGTAAATCAAGATTTAGTTAATATAGGAATAGGTATTACAAAAACTTCTTTTAACCCCGCAGAGGGTGTCGTGGTTGACTACGTTGATCCGGCTTATTGTGTTTGGTCTTATACGGAAGACCCGCATTTTAATGATATATACTATGTAGGAGAAGTCAAATCTATAACTATTCCTGAACTTAAAAAAGAATTTCCAAATATTCTTAACGAAGAATTAGAGCATATACAGAAAATGCCAGGTAGCCGAAGTTTTATTAGAGGCCTTCAAAACTACGACTCTAATACTGTTCAGGTGTTATATTTTGAATATAAAACTTATACTGACCAAGTATTTAAAATAAAAAGAACAGATTCAGGTTTAGAAAAAGCTATTGAAAAAACCGATGAGTTTAATCCTCCTCCAAATGATAACTTTGAAAGAGTATCAAGGTCTATAGAAGTTTTGTACGAAGGGGCAAAAATCATAGGAACCGATATAATGCTTAAGTGGGAGATGTCAGAAAACATGACAAGACCTTTAGCTGATACAACTAGAGTTGAAATGAGTTATTCTTTGTGTGCTCCTAGAATGTATAAAGGAAAAATACAATCATTAATAAGTAAATGTATAGGTTTTGCGGATGTTATACAGCTAACTCACTTAAAAATACAACAAGTCTTATCTAGAATGGTTCCCGATGGTATATTTTTAGACATGGACGGATTAGCTGAGGTAGACCTAGGAAATGGAACAAACTACAATCCAGCAGAGGCATTAAACATGTATTTTCAAACCGGTTCGGTTGTAGGTAGATCCCTTACTCAAGATGGGGACATGAACAGGGGTAAAGTCCCTATACAAGAGCTAAGTTCTTCTAATGGTATGAGTAAAATACAATCTCTTATTACAGCGTATAATTATAATATGCAAATGATTAGAGACGTTACAGGATTAAATGAAGCCAGAGATGGATCTCTGCCTTCCGCAGATGCATTAGTTGGTTTGCAAAAAATGGCAGCTAACGCTTCTAACGTAGCTACTAGACATATTCAAGAGGCTAGTTTATTTTTAGCTTTAAGTACTTGCGAAAACATTTCTTTAAAAATAGCTGATGTATTAAATTTTCCTCTTACTAGAAATTCTTTAATGAATAGTATATCTACTTTTAATGTAGAAACATTAAATGAAATACAAAATTTAAACCTTCATGATTTTGGCATATACTTAGCAATGGAGCCTGATGATGAAGAAAAAGCCGAATTAGCTGCTAATATAAATGCTTCTTTACAACAAGGGAGTATTGATATAGAAGACGCTATTGATATACGGGAAATAAAAAATATTAAGTTAGCTAATCAAATGCTAAAAATAAAGCGTAAGAAAAAAGAAGAGCAAGCTCAAGCCGTAACACAACAAAACATACAGTCTCAAGCAGAAGCAAATGCTCAGGCTTCTGAAAAAGCCGCAATGGCAGAAGTGCAAAAACAACAAGCCCTTACCTCTGAAAAAGTTGCTATAGAACAAGCTAAGTCTCAATTCGAAATACAAAGGATGGAAAGAGAAGCTCAAATAAAGAAACAATTAATGGCAACAGAGTTTGAATACAGTATGCAATTAGCTCAAGCTCAGTTAGGTGCTACTAAACAAAAAGAAGCAGAAATAGAAGATAGAAAAGACAAAAGGGTAAAAATACAGGGAACTCAGCAAAGCGAATTGATACAGCAAAGACAAACACAAGGAATGCCTAAGAATTTTGAATCTCAAGGCAATGACGTTATGGGTGGGTTTGATCTGTCTTCGTTTGATCCTAACTAAGTAAGTATTTAATAATTATATAATATTATATCATGAATGAACAAACAAAAACGGAAGGATCTTTTAAGATCCAATCCAAGCCAAAGCTAACCGACGAACAATTAGCGGCTAAAAATAGGGAACCTTTAATAGATGTTCCTAGTAATGTAACTAGAGTAGTAATTCCTAAGGAAGAAAAAGATGCCGTTCAAAAGTCAAGCACAGATGGTGTGGATGAGAATAAACCAGCCGTAGATGTACAGGAAGTGGAGGAAGGAACACCCGAACCAGTCATTAAAGAAATTACCGAAGAAGAAAAAGTAGAAGTAAAAGCTGAAGAACCGGTAGTAGAATCTCAACCTATTCAAAATAATTTGCCAGAAAATATAAACAAACTGGTAGACTTTATGAAAGAAACAGGTGGGACTATGCAAGATTACATTAGGCTCAATACAAATTATGAAGATGTTGATAGAGATGTCTTAGTAAAAGAATATTATAAAAGTACTAAACCTCATTTGTCGCAAGAAGAAATTGATTTTATGATCGAGGACACTTTCGCATTTGATGAAGATATTGATGAAGAGCGAGACATCAAAAGAAAAAAACTCGCATATAAAGAAGAGGTTTCAAAAGCCCGAAAGTTTTTGCAAGATACTAAAGAAAAATATTATGATGACATCAAGTTGAAGTCACCTAATCTTTCGGATGATCAGCAGAAAGCATCGGATTTTTTTAATCGATATAAGGAGGATCAGGAAAGAAACTCCCAAAATCATGAGAAGTTTAAAACTCAAACTGAACAATTATTTAATAAAGATTTCGAAGGTTTCGATTTCGATTTAGGAGAAAAAAAGTTTAGATATGGAGTTCAAAATGCTGCTCAAGTGGGGGAAAAACAATCGGACATTGGTAATTTCATAGGGAAGTTCCTTGGGGAAGATGGTACGATTAAAGATACTAAAGGGTATCACAAGGCTTTATACGCAGGAGCGAATGCTGATAAAATAGCAAATCACTTCTACGAACAAGGCAAAGCAGATGCTATTAGAGATGTTGTAAACAAATCTAATAATACATCTACGGAAGCTAGAAAAGCGGCACCTGTTGAAAGTGCTCGTTTTGGTGCCTATAAGGTTAAATCAATTTCTGGAGCGGACTCCGCAAAACTAAAAATTAAAAAGTTTAAAAACTAATAGAAATGAGTTTATTACCACAATTTGGGGCAATAGTCCCTTCGCAAACACAATCAGTACTTGCGACAAATTATTTACAATGGAATAACAACGGCGGTGGCGGTGGAATCCCAGGAAACTTTGCTGACTTTGCTCAGCAGTATTTACCAGAAATCTACGAATCAGAAGTAGAGCGTTATGGAAACAGAACGTTATCTGGATTTTTAAGAATGGTTGGCGCTGAAATGCCAATGACATCTGATCAAGTTATTTGGTCTGAACAAAATCGTTTACATATATCCTACGCTAATGTAGCTGGTACAGGTGGAGGAGCTGGAACAGGCTTGTTAATACCAGTTGCTGCAGGAATTGTAAATGTAATATCTATTAATGATACTATTGTTATTCTTGACCCTGCAACGGGAACAGAAGCAAAAGGTATTGTTACAGCTTCAGGTGCTGCTGCAGGAACCGGGGCTTTAACAGTTCAGCTTTATAGCGGATTAACCATAGGGGCAACTTTTGGAGCAAATGCACCAGGCCTTAAGATATTTGTTTATGGATCTGATTATTCTAAAGGAACTACAATCGGAGCTGGTGCTGGAAACTCGGCAGCTAGAGTAAGCGTAGAACCTGTATTAACGCAATTTTCTAATTCTCCAATCATTATTAGAGATCAGTATGTTGTATCTGGATCAGATACTGCACAGAT